ATCATCGGGCGCATAGTTCCTTCTGATAGAAAGAACTGTTCGGCTACCTTCTTCAACAGTTACGATGTAAGGTAATTTTATTCCTGTAGGTTCACCATCAGAACCCACTTCTTCAAAACCTTCTAGGTCTAAATTTACGTGACACTCTAACAAAGTATATACAGGATCATTCTTACCTGTTTTCTTTGTTCCTTCTAGTTCACGTTCTTTTTTATTTAACTCGTCGTTGGTGTCAGTTCCTGGGGGCCCTAACTCTACATCTCTGTAGAAACCATTAACTTGTTGTTTTCTTAATTCGTTCTCAGATATTTTTACAGTATGAATAACCGCTTCCGCATCGTCTAATGAGGTAGCCGTATACGGAACGATTAATTCATCCGCTGGTACAAACTTCGATACAGCTCTTCCCATGTTTGTATCGTAGTACACTTTTTTAAAAGTAGATCCAGCTAATGGTAGGTGAAATAACATCGAATCAAATTCTGATTCGTATTCTTTCATCTGATCCATAATTAAATAATTCATGAAATCTTTTACACGTGTTGACTGTTGTTCAGTCTGTGGATTTCTTAAACCAATAATTTGTGTTCTTACTGGTCCATCACTTGGTAATAATTCTTTGTATGCTTGTGCTTGAAACTGTGTGACTGCTTCTGCTAACACTGGGTGTGTTGCACCAGATGCACCTTGAAAGGGCTCTGTTCTATTTTCATATTTAAAACCTAAAAGATCTAAACCTGTCTTGTAAGATTGTTCCCATTCTTTTCTGGAACCTTTATAGTCCATGTAATTTTGAACCATCTCGTTACCAACTGGTTCTAAAACATCGTCAGGTAAAATATCTGCTAAGTTATCAAAATGTGATTCTGTTCCAGGTATATTAATTGCACCTGGTTCAAAGTCGATTGTTGCACCACCATCTTCTTCTGGTACGACTTCTACGGGTCCTTTTGGATCTTGTTCTTCTTCCTGAACGGCTACTTCTTGCAACTCTTCATCTGAAGGTATCTCAAGTTTAGTACGAGTGTTCGGGAGTCCTTTTTCTATTTCTGCCATTTATTACTCCTATATGTTCTTAGCACGTTTTAATATGCCTGGCAACCCATGAGGTGTAGGTCCAGATTCTGGTGGTGGTCCTGATTTATCACCACCTGATAAACCACCATCTGCTGCCATAAAAGGATCACTAAGATCAAAAGGTGTTTTTCTTTGTTCTTGTCTTTTCAAATCCTCTTCGGCAAGTTTTTGTTCTAGTGCTCTGCTTTCAGATACATTTCTATTAAACATATCCAAATCAAAAAAACCTCCCTCTTCTACTTGTGGGTTAGGTCTTATAAAAGGTTGTCGTGCTTCATTAAAACGATTTATCGCTTGTGATGTTTTAATACCTGGTCTCAATTCATTTGGATCTCTAGGAAGACCTTGTTTATTTAATGTGCTTAAATATGTATCAAACGCTGTTTGTAATTTATCACCCTGTCCATATGTAGGCATTTGTTCTTTTAATCTATCTTGTCTGCTTTTTCCACCAAGTCCATATGTTAACGTGTTTACAATTTCTTCCGTTGGTTTACCTTGCGCATAGTCAAACAAACCAATTGGTATAGCAATACCTATCTCTGCTGCTATTGCAGCAGGGCCTAACACTCCTTTGATCACGCCTCCTGCACCACGAACCGCTTTTCTAAAATTTAATAATTTGGATTGTGCAGCGCTATCTCCAGCTTTTGCTGCTTTGGATATTTGATTTAAAGATTTTTCATAAGCTTTAGGATTCATACAATTAATACCCTCTGACAGTTGACATTTAATACCTAGTTTTTTCATAAAAGGCACAAGACCTTTTACGTTATTAACTTTAGTAAAAGTTTGTTGTGTGCTTACACCAGCTGCTTCAAATAATTTTGGATTGTTTTTTGCGTAACTTTTAAAATTTTTATTTAATGCGCTTAAATTTTCCAAAGACTTTCCTATTTCATTTTTTATATTTAATTTCTGAAATTCTTTCACACCATATTTAAAATTAGTTGCATCATCACTAATCTTACCAATATTAAGTTTTAGATTTCTTGCTATTTTTTCTACGGCTTTCTTTTTATTTAAATTATTACTCTCTACAGCTTTTTCATATTGTAAAGATAATGTATCTTTAAAACCATTATTAAGATCTGCATCCAAAACATTTACTCTAGTTAATTGATCTGTTGTTGCGTTAAATAATTTATTTAAACTAGACTTGGACAAGGGATGATCAAGTTCAAAATTTATATTTGGAAATCTTTTATTAATAGCGTCTCTTAATTGTCTATACTCATTTAAGTTTTTTTTAATAGCTAAAAATTTTTTAGGATTATATGTTGGATTTGGATTTTTTTTGGTTGGTGCACGACCAAACGCATCAAAAAATATCTCGTCTATTTTATTTCTTTCATATTTAATTAATTTAGATTTCCATAATTTATTTAAAGTATTGTCAGAAATTTTTGAATCTTTAGGTATAAAATTTAATTTATCTCTTGGTTCTATTCCCAAAGCAATTTTGGCATCAATGGTTCTTTTTTTATAAATATTTGTTTGCAATCGTTTTGCTTGTTCTTTCAATGTTGCCATTGAAATTTTATTTTCTTTTGCAAAGGCTTTAGGGTCAAAAAAATTTTTAGTATTTGTTGCTTCTAATAATTTTATCTGAATACCCTGTTCTGTTAGTGTTCTTTTTTCTCTACTAAAAACTCTACTTTCTTTTCCAGGTAAAAACTTGCCGGCCTCCTTTATATTTTTTTTAAATTTTCGTTTAAAGTTATCTAGTATGTCTTTTGTTTTTTGATTTTTATAGTCAGTATCTTTTAATATTTTATTTAAATTTTTTATACCCGTCTCATCTGTAAAAGCTTTTCTTACAGTGTCTTCTCCGTGTTTATCAAAAAGTTCTTGAAACGCTTTTTTTCTTTGTTCTAAATTATATTTTGTTATTCCCTTATATCCCTGCCTCACGTCACCTAGACCTGGCTCGACTAACATACCACCACCTGCTTTTGGATTACGTATATTAAACTCGTTAAATAATTCTATTTCTTTGACTGATTGTTTAGGTTCAGGTCTGTTTATTTTATCAGCAGTTGTAACTTCATCTTCATCGAAGAGATCTTGAAGTTCTTCGACTCGTTTTAGAATATCCATTCTATTCTCCTAACATACGAGCAATACCACCTGATGCAAAGTCTTCGGATCTATCAAAGTTTTGAAAATTAGGGTCTCCTTCATCAGGTGCTGGTCCATATTTAGTTTCTAAGTATTCAGCTTGTTCTACTTGATCTTCGTTCAAAGCTTTTGTTTTATCTTTTTTCTTTTTAGATTCTACAAATTCTTTAAGTGTTGGTTTTTTATCACCTCTTGCAACCTGTTTTAATCTACTTGTGTCAGATATTAATTCATCAACATTATCGACTAAGTTCTCTCCGTCAAATTCTATTTCGTAATCATCTGGTCCTGTTCTAATACCTCTTGGTTCTGCTTCTACTGCATAAAACTGATCGGCTGGTTTACCCTTGGTAGTTTCATCAGCGATTCCTGGTTTGAAAACTAACTCTACAGATTGCTCACCCATGTTATTAGGTGAATCATAAGATACTCTGATTTGACCATCATCTAAATTTCTATAAACTGTAACGTCGTCCATATCATCTATTTTAAGATTGTGAACAACTTGACGATCTTGAACAGATAATTTTTTAGTTACATCATCACCTTCAAGAATTACTTTGTTAACTAGATTATCAAACCATTCTGGTTTACCAGGAACTGGTGGAGTTTTTATAATTTCTTTTGTAACTTGTTTACCTGCACCTTTACCAAATAGTTTTAGTAATCCTGTCTTAGCAGCACCAATACCGGCTCCTGCGCTACCCATGAGAGCTAAGAAAGCTCTTCGTGACATACCAGCTTTCAAACCAACACGACCGCCTGTTGCTAAGTCTTCTGGGTCGTCGTCTGGTTTTCTCATATTCTTAAATCTTTGTTTTGATAAACCTGTGTATGCTTGATCGTAAAGATCTAATCTTTCTTTTGTAGGAAGATCATCATACACTTTACCCATTCGTTCCGCTAAATTTTCTGCAACAAGTTCTGCATCAACTTTTACATCGTTTGCAAATCCTGGTGATGCATCTTCTATTGCATCATCCAACATCTTTTGCATTCTTAATTTTTGTACAGATTGTTTATTTCCTTTTGTTAATCTTTCAGCAATCTCAGCTTCTGTTTCTGTTGCTTTACCACCCATGATACGTGATCCTTGTGGTATTTGTTTTCCTTCAAGATCAAACACTTTAGCTGATCGTGTATTTCTGATTCCTGACTCTGCTTGAAGTTTTTGTTTATTAACAGCTTCTAATTGATTTAAAATATTTTTTAATTGCTCTTCACTTTTAATAAGTCTTGGATCAACACCATTACTTAATAATAGATCCATCATGACTGACTCTTGAAGATCTATTGTTTTAGGATTGGGTAAGGTAATCATGATGCCGTCGTCAGTACGACCGGCCGCTAGTTTAGCTAAAAAATTTCTAATGATTGTTAACTTCGCCATTATTTTTTCTTGATGCTCTCGTATGGTTTTTTAGTAAAAATTTTAAAACCTCTCTTAACTGCATTGTCATCTAAAGGTTTATTTTTGTATTCATCCACTAGATCTTTAAATTGTCTTTTTGCTTCTTTCATTTCCTTGGTCGGTGCTTTTACAAGCATTTTAGGATCTCTTAGCATTTTACTTACAGGATCTTTTTTTAATTTTTTTGCACCACTTTTTACTAAAGCTTTTATTATCTTGGGAGCTGACCCAGCGAAAAATTTTTTTCTCATTAATAATAACTCCGTTTCTGTTTGTCGACTTGTTCGTCAACGTAATCTTCAGGATGCGTAATCAGACCACCCTGTCTAAAACGCATGATGGCTTGTGTTGTACTATCTACCAGGTCATCATGATCGCCATATGGGAAGGCTGCGCATTCTTCCATGACGTCATCCGCAAATTTTTGTTCCGGACACCATATCATACCAGATTCAAAGAGAGGTGCAACAGCATTTACACGGGCGTGCTTATCGTTGCCTTTTGACGGTGTGAAGTTCACTACAGGTATATCCATGTTCCGTAGTTCGTATGTAAGGGGCAAACCACTTGCTTTTGCCTCAACAATAACAGATTCTGGTTGCCAGTATTTATACTGATCTAACGCTAAACGTCTGAGTTCTGGAAACTCGTATCTACCTTTTACAGCATCTAATAACATCAGATTAGCGGGTTGATCCTCCGATGGATAAAATACACCCCATGTTGTAATCGCTGAGTAATCCGCTGTTTCTTTTTTCAAGAAAGCTGTATCATAAGATTGTATGACATGATGTAATGTTGGTATCCAGTCGTTTGGCCATATCCTCCACCACTCTCGTTTTAATATTGCACCTTCTTCTGCTGTTGGATTTTGCATCCACTGTGCATTCCATTTGCCCGTGGGCAGTGTTGCTTGAACCTTTTCTAATTCTTCTAACTTCCAATACTCAGGCCATACAGGTTTAGCTTTCTCTGATCCGTGGTCCATGATCGCCGGAAATTCGACCACGTGCCACTGATCAGCTTTAGCTTCCTTCTGGTTCTGTATCAGTTTTCCTGTCAGATCTTTGTTAGACCATCTCGTCATAACGAGTACGATCTTACCGCCTGGCTGTAAACGCTGACGTGGACCTGATGTATACCACTCGTACGCTGACTCTAGTGCCGTTGACGATAGTGCATCTTGCTCTGAGTGTGGGTCATCTATGATAAGTAAATCTGCACCACGACCCGTGATCGCACCACCAACACCAGCAGCAAAGTATTCACCACCTTGAGCTGTCTCCCAACGTCCTGCTGCTTTGGAGTCTTCTTGTAATCTTGTTTTAAAAATTTTTGTATAATCTTCTGAGTCGATTAGGTTCTTGGCCTTACGACCAAACCTAATTGCTAGTTCTCCTGTGTGCGTTGCTTGAATGATCTTGAGCTTTGGATCACGGCCCACCATCCATGCTGGTAGCAAGTAAGATGCAAATTCAGATTTTGTATGTCTAGGAGGCATATTAATGATCAATCGATTTATTTCACCCGATGCAAGTTTAT